CAATCGTTGCGCGTCGGTCCGGAGCGTGCGATTCCCGCGATCCAGGCGAAGGCCCACGCACTAAACCGCCCAAAGGATCGGTCGTTGCTTCCTCGCCCACCATTGCGCCCGCCGCCGTCAGCGCGTCGCGTGCCGCCGCCATGTGGCTCCTGTCTGCGAAGAGCAGCCCGTCCATTCCCATGCATTTGTCGACCGCACGGTAAGCGAGATCCAAAATCGCCTGATCTCCGTCGCTGTGCTTGACCTTGGCGAGCAGCGCAGCCGCCAATTTCCGCATCCTGGGACCTCGATTCCGACACAACCCGGCGAGCAAAGTGCCTCCGGTCGCGCCTGCCGCCATAAGGATGATCTCGGCGGCTCTCGGTTCGCCCGGCGCTCCGTCGACTTGGGTGTTGTCGAGGATCTCGTCCGTTTCTTCAGCCACCATGTCATTCAGGAATGTGCACAAGTCGGCGATTATTGCCAGCAGTCTGGAAGGTTGGGAAGAATCGTCTCCCTCCATCAACGCCTCGATTTCAAGATTCTCTTGCAACCATTTCAGATCGACAATGATGCGGGCGACATGGCCCACATCCCAGAGTGCTTTGGTCAAAGAGAACTCTATGGGGCTGCACACAATCTTGCTTGCCTCCCCGCTTATAGAAGGCCCAGCTTCATTGATTTTCTCTTTCCAGGCGGAAATGATGCGCGACTTGATGTCGTCGAGTTGCTGTAACGCATAACGGCGCGCATTGCTGGGTCGATTTATAAATTCCCAAGCTGCACGAATATGTCTTTCGGTATCGATCGGATAGCGGTGTTTTCCGTCTGGCTGATACCCCGGATCTGCGTACGGTACATTGCCGTCTGGCGCGTCGGGTCCGGCTTTCGTTTCACCCTTTTCCAGCATATCGGCCGCGTTACTGAAGCCGCGTTTCGCCGCGGTAATCAAGTCAATCCCGGAAAACGCTAGGGTCTCCTGACACTTTACCGCGTCGGACTTGGCGAGATGACGATGCTCGGGCACCCCGCATGCCCAGATCTGGAACGGGGCATGGAAGCGGCCCTCGGGCATCTTTGAAATTCCTCCTGCCTTCCAATAATCGAAAACCGCCTCGGGATTAGCAGGACGGTCTACCAGAGAAATTTCGTTCAGAACCAATCCGGTGATTATGTTGTGGTCAGCGGGATCACGATTGGTGACTCGTCCGCCGATGGAGTAGCCTTTGTAGACGCCCTCGACGATTTTTTGCCAAGCCTGATCGTCGACAATTTTAGCACCGAGATAGAGGCCCTTGTCATCGACCGCCGCCTCCTTAGCGACGCCGACTGCCGAGAGCTGGTGCATCTCGCGGATATTGGCAAACTTCATGTAATCGCCGAGCGCTGCGGTTAGTGCCTCTCGCGTTACGACCTCGCCTTGGTCATCGCGCGCTTCGGTCGAGGCGTAACCCCATACCTCCCGCCTCTCGCCATCAACTTTGGCAATCGGAAAGTAGATTTTCATTGTGTGTACCCGGGCCTGCAATGTTAGGACTCGATTCGGAAGGCCGTTCCGGTGTTGGCAGCGAAGAGAGCGCAAACTCATGCGAATGGTTCAGTACGAGGGCTCAGCGCACAGGATGGTGGAATTGATGTGCGCGGCCTCGACCAGCATCATTGTCTTACAAGCCATCCCGTGCGCAGCGCCCCGGGGCGCGTTGTGTCGCCGAGGGCTCCGCTGGCGCCGGGTGGTCGCGGCGCTGTCCGGCAGGTGCGTCGCCGCAGGTGGCTGTGGCAACGCCACTGGATCTTTAAATTTTTATGATCGCTACCGGGCTGCCGTCACGATGCGCAGCCCATTGGGGCCAAAGTTGAATTCCTGGCTCGCGCCATTAGGCTGTCTTAGCAGACAAAGCCCGCTTTCAACCGACGCCGACAGGATTAAGCTTCCCGGCGCGACGTCGTCCATTGTATCTGTGCGCACAATCTTGTACCGGCGACGCTCGGATTCTGGATCGACCGCCGTTAATTTTGTCGGCAGCATTCCTGGCTCCACAGCTGATGGTGAACTGTTCTTAATTAAGTCGTAGTGCCCTGGGTTCTGAGATCGGTGGCACCCTTGTAGGCGGCGGTGCCGGCGGGCAGGGTGAGGCGCAGCCAGCAGCCTTGTGCGCCGGCGCTGTTGGGGGCGCTGCCCGCGGGCAGATTGCCGGGCGACGACGCATTGATAAACGCCGGCTGGGTAGTGAACGAGCCGACCCCGCTGGGCAGAAAGCTCGCGGTTTGCTGGCGGGCGTTTGCGGTGTTGCTGTCGTTGAGCGCCGTGCATAGGCCGAGATCGAGGAGCGCCCCCGACGGCAGGGTCGGGGTCTCGCTGGCGATTTCGATCTGAGCGCCGGTCAGCGCCGTCGTAGTGTTGTTGTTAACGACAAACACCTTTTCATAAAAGTAGCGGGCCGCACCGGTGGGCACGTCGGCGGCGGCGGTCCAAAAGCAGCGGGTGACGGCGGTGACCGCGTTTGGGCTCACATCGAACAGGATGCCCTGCACGATTTTGTAGGTGGTGGTGTTGTCGGGGATCGTGCCCCAGTCGCGGTTGAGCGCGACAACGTCGGTGCCGTAGCCCGCGGTGGCGATGATCATGCGCAGCTGATTGGCGCCGGTGCCGCTGCGGGTCCAGATCAGCATGCCGGGCGCGACGCTGGCGCCGTCGCCCGCTTGCAGCTTGAACAGCGGGGGCGTGGTGCCGCTGGTGTTGGCCGAGCCGTTCTGTGCGGTGTGATAGGTCGTGTCGGTGGTGACCGAGGCGGACGGCAGCACGCAGGCATGGGCGATGGCCGCGACATCGCCGACCGCGGCTGTGCCGCCGGGACTGGCCAGACCGGCGATGGCACCACCGGTGATGACCGCAGCGCCGAGGCGCTCAAAGCTCTGCGATCCGGTGACCACTGTCTGGCCGCTGAGGGTGACCACGGCCGGGGTCTGAATGGCGCCGCTGGGATCGCGCCCGGTAATCTGCGCCTTGACCGCGATGTCCGAGGCGGAACTGGAAACCCAGTCGACCGTGCCAGCCGGGGTGATGTCGTAAAACGCCACGCGCTTCGTAAAATCGACGGCTCCGCCGACGGTTACGCCATCGGCCTCCGGCATGTTGGCCGCGCCGTAGACTACCAAATTGTTTGGGGTGACGCTCATCTTTGATAACTCCTAAAATATGCGCCACCAATCGGCTGGGCAGCTTGTCCAAGCCAACTGTCGCGTCCGAAATCACTGATGCTGCAATAAGGTGTTATCAAACTGGGGCCGTCTGTATGCGTAATGCCACGGCACCGTCTATTGCAGCTTGGGCTTTGATTTGAGTGCAGGCGCCGCCTTGCCGGCGAGAACTCGGAGTCGACGGATCCAATTATGAACTGAATCTAGCTGCACTATCACACAGCAGTTCGACAGGACGCCTCGCATAGCAAGACAGGGCCGTTTGATGTCTGAAAAATCGGTTGATCGCCGCCGTCAACCGGGGGAAGTCCAAGAATATCGCGAGCTTCATTCAAGGTATAGACGCCATCCTTGACATAAATATCCAATATCGCCGCAAGATCCTTAGCGTTTGCAAGCGGGATGTCTGACCAGACAAACTCAAGGTCTGGATGCCCCATTCGATCCTGAATGACACTGTCCGCCAACCGCTTAACCCATCCTGTCAACGGCGCAAGACCTTCTTCGAGCGCCGTCTCTTGCGCGGACTGGGCAGTTGCTCGATTTACCTGGGGAACGAAAGCAGTCGGCGGCAATGAGAAGGCATAACAAACGATGCGGGCCAACCAATCATCGAATTCATCCTTATACGGCGCCTCCTTGAATGCCTGATACTTGGCCCCGGTCGGCGCCCATATGAGCCGTGTCCGGCTGCCAGTATTTCCGGCAAGAATCGAGTCAAACCACTCCTGAAATTGCCGGATCTGTTCGGCATTCCAGCCGTCCGGGGCGTTCAACAAACCTGGAGGAACATTGCCCTCGGTGAAATGCTGCAGCTGCATTAATTGCCGGCGAAGGCCGATATTGATCGTCATGACGATCTGTTCGCACGGACTGAAGCCGTAAACCTTGTGCGGTCGGGTATTTCGCGGCAAATAAATCAACTCATCCGATGTCAGCAAACGCCACGGCCGCCCATGGATGACCTGTTCGTAAGCTGGCGCCGGCGGCCGGGGCCGGCGGCCCGTGTCGTCGATCAGTACCTTGATTGTCGAGCCATCAACGACATCAAGGCCGATCACATCCCCGGCGCGGTTGCGGCGGACTTCGAGACATGGGGCATCCAGAACTAATAGATCTTCGAGAAGTTCTCGCAGCCAGCTGGCGAAGGGCTGCTCGCCATCCGGCTTGCGCCAGAACTCGGTCAGCTTGGCGATGCGCAGCGGCGCGTCCGGTAGTCGCCTCTTTTCTTTTTCTGGACGAATAGTCCAGCCCAGCCTTTCAATCTGATCTTTGCGCGTTTCAATGGCGAGCCGAGTGATGTCGTGGTTTTCTGCCAACGCTCGCAGCTCATGAAACCCGATCGGCTCGTAGGCGCGTGGGGTATAGATGCTGTTGTAGCCGACCGGAAAATCCCAAACGCGGACACGCTCGCGCTCGGGCGGCACCAGTGGATAACCGGGAGAAAAGATTCCCTGATCGGGCTGGAAGATTTGGCGGTATTGGGTGATGTCGTTCGACGAACCCAGCCCGCCCCAACTGTAGGAAGCGAGCGAAGTTTGCTTTCCTCCTGGCGGACTCACGGGGTAAACCCGCAAACCCGCATCGATGCCAGGTTCTCGGCCATCGTGCCTGCAATCCTGGATCTGGTCGCGAAATTGCTGAATTGAGGCCGGTGAGCGACGCTGGTGCTTTGTAGTTGGTGCATTTTTGGCGCATAGGGAAATGTGAAACTGGTTCCGAACATCTTCCCGTTCGCTTTCATTTTTAAATTGGCAAAATCAAAACTGCACTGTTAGAAAACAGCAGACTGGATCGCCTCAGCGCGGAGCTGACTCGAAGCTCGGGCGCAAGCCGAATGAATATCGCTGAGCAGCAATCATCGCTTCATTTGACCAGCCGGCCGCTCCGTAATTTTCTTACCATCGACGAGCAGCGTAGGCTTGTCCGGTGCTCGCACCATAGAGACTAACCGGCCCCCCCGGCCTATACCCGGATGGCGTCACGAACACGGTGCCGGCAGGGATGGGGATAGACGCGCCTCCCATGGTTGCGCTCCCGACGTCGGAGACGTAAAGTGTGGAAGAGGAGTTATTGGCGACTAGCCAGCCATTGACGGGCGTTATGCCGCCAAACAACAGTTGTGGCGCGCCGCCGACAGCGACCGTGCCGCTGCCGTCGACTGCAGGTGAACCGGCGGAGTTGATGACTGGCAGAGGCGCCACTGCGCTCACCGGGGTGGCGACGCCCGCCACCAGCGCCGCCGGCGCGTGTACCGGCACCAGATTTCCGGCATAGTCCAAACTGGTCGAAAGCGATTGGATAGTGGTATTCGCGTCCTTGACCAATAATGTCACAGGTCGACTCCTTCGAGACTAATTCGGCTCATCGCTTGGGCGAGAACGTCTCCGACAGCTCCTGGCTTAGTTGACGATAAGCCTCGTAAACCCCCTCTCCCGCCATTGGCGAAACGAGTAGGTCGGTCAAAGCCCATACCAGTGCGTCGGCGCGGTCGGGAGAGGACCGCACTGCGGACGCATCAGCAGCGCGATGCCCTGCGCGGATGAGGCTGCACATCTGGTCCTCCAGCTGAGGAAACGCGCCGAGATGATGCACTTTGCCTTGCTCGTAGAGTGCTGCGACCGGTTCGGCGCGGCTTACCTTGCCGCGAGAAGCGCGGACAGCCGTTACCGGGAGGTTGGGATCGATCACCCGCAATGTTGCCTCGACCATTTCCCCACCATTATTGACCTCGGCGACGATCCGGTCAGCGCGATGCGCCCGATAGGCGGCAATTGCGGTCTTGGCCCATTCCGCCGGCCGATAACGTCCGGATAGATCGGCCAACACCCAACCATGACCCGTGCCGTCACGACCGGCGACGATAATGCCGGTTTCGTCCGCCGTCTCACTGGAGGTGGCGGCCGGATCTATTGCCACGACGATCCTGATCATCGAGGGCGCGCGGCGGGATCGAGCGGCTTCGATCACTCCTCTGTTCCACAAGCCGCCTGGTACATCGTCGAGGATTTCAGCGTCGATTTCCTGGCGACCGAGGCGGGTTCCCTGATATCTGCGGATAATCTGGTCTAGAAACTGAGGCGCCAAGTTGGGTCGGTTTTCATAGGTGGAACCGCGCGTGACGATAACCCTCGGGTCCTCGATCAGCGTGCGCACGAGCGAGGTGGGGCGCGGCGTCGTGGTGACGACAACGCGGGGATCCTCACCCAATCGCAAACCAAACATTAGCATGTCCCAAGCCTCGGGATATCGCCAGCTGGCAAGCTCGTCACACCAAGCAGCATCATGCTGCGGTCCGCGCAGCCGCTCTGGCTCGTCGGCACTGTAGAAGGTCGCAATGGCCCCATTTGGCCAGGTCAACCGCCGCCGTGACGGCTCCCAACGCGGCCGGTCCCATCGCGGCGAGATCGCCAGGATACCGCTTTCTCCTTCCACCATGACGTCGCGTGCGTCGGCGGCGGTCGGGGCTATCAGGGCGAGGCGACGCGCAGACCGTGCTGCTACCCGCGCGCGAATGAGTTCGGCTCCGGTTCGGGTCTTTCCAAACCCGCGACCGGCAAGCAGCAGCCACACCCGCCAACGACCTTCAGGCGGCAATTGACTGGGGCGCGCCCAGAAGCGCCAGTCATAGAGCAGAGCGAGCGCCTCGTCGGGGCTCAGCGACCCGATTATCCTATCTCTTAGACCCTCCGGCAACGATGCCAGCCAACTCGCGTGTACGCACTTCACGGATCCTCCGCCGTAACCACCGCCGCGGCATCTGTTTGCTTTCCAGCGCGCGACAACAATTCACAAAATATCTATCGGTAAAATATGTCAGGGTTATTAGGTTTATTAAAAACTCTACAATATACTTACAATATAACTTTATGTT